GAACTTGGCAAGCTCACCCGACACCGCGACAAGCGCCGGTAGCAGCGCCGACCCAAGGTTCTCCTCGAGCGCCCCCAACTGGGCGTGCATCTGCGCGAGTCCACCCTGCGCGGTATCCGCGAACGCCTGCGCTTGACCTTTCGTCTTCTCAGTGACCGCCTCGATCACGGCCTTACTCGTCGCCATCTTGTCCTGCAACTTCGCGTGCGCCTCATCCAGGCGGCCAGTCACCGTCGTCAAATCTTCACCCGTCCGCTTCAAAGCGTCGTAATGCAACGTCACCGCAGGGACGGTGATCCCCAACTGTTTGACGGCCCGCTGCGATCCAGCCATAGCCATCGTCAACGTCTTAGAAGCGTCGGCGAGGCTGATCCCCTTAAACCGGGCAAGGTTCTGTGCGACACCGAGATCCGCGATCGCCTTCGTCCCGTCTTTGGTCGCGATCTCCAGTGAGCCCAGCGACGCGCGCACGTCCTCGTTCGTGAAACCGAGGCTGCGCGCATGGTCTTCCGCCGTGCTGATCTGGCCGCCGTATGAGCTTGCCGACTCACCGGACGCCTTGAACGCCGCATCAAGGCGCGCCGTCTGCGTCGAAGCATCCGCCGCCGCCTTGACTGACTTCTCCAAGCCGATCGCCAACCCACCAGCGATCGCAAGACCTGCGACACCGGCGACGCGCCCCATCTGGCGGGTCTTGCCGGCCGCGCGATCCATCTCGGCCCCGAACTGTTTCGCATCGCCGAGAATCTGGACGATGAGCGCCCTAGCCATCTATCCAGCCACGACCTTTCGCATAATCCCAGCAGCCGTCGAGTTGGTAGGGCGTCAAATCGCCGACGCTTCCCTCTCCGTCTCCGGGTTGGACTCCACACTCTCCGAGGAAGGCTTGCCAGTAGGACCGAGGATCCTCAGAGGCTGGCCCCCATCGTCGCTCGAAGGTGACCCAGAAGTTGTGGAACCAGCGCTGCTGTCTGGTGGCCCGCCGCTCGAGCTCTCGAACCCACTCGTCGGCGGTGAAGTCGGGGGGCGCTCCACAACCTCCGTCGCATCGTCCATCTCGACGGTGATCGAACCGATCTCGGCGTCGAGGATGTCGTCCGGGTTGACAGTCTTGCCAGCGCGTTGCAACACGATCACGGTGAACGCGACGACCAAGTCGTAGTCGGCCGCCTCGAAAGCGTCGGCGAGTTCGCCGGCGCGGACGCCGCTAATCTGCTTGATCGTGTGCAGTTCGCGGCCCGTGAACGCGCCAACATCCAGGGGGTAGCTGCCGTCATACGGTGGCAGCTTCTCGATGATCAGCTTGGGCACTTTTGTCCTCTCTAGTAGAAGCCGGCCGCGACAGAAGACTCGGTAACCAGCTCTTCCATTCCGGCGACAACGATCTCTTGTTTCGCGTCAAGCGCCGACTGCATCGCGTCCAACAATTCACCGAACAAGTTCACTCTCGGCGGCCCAGTCGACCGGTGGGATTTCGGTGCCACATAGGCACCTTTGATGGTGACGCCGATCCGCATCCGTTCCCAGCGCGGCCCGATGTTCGTGATCCCCGAAACCGCCTGAGACTCAGCCTCGCGCCTGACAACCTCAGCCAGCGCAACGATGCGTGGTTTGATCTCAGTGAGAACTTCGCGGCGCAACTGGAGAAAGGCTCGGTCGAGTTCGGCCTGTCCTTTGATCTCGATGTGAGTCGTCGGCGCCACGGCTTAGGAGGTCGGGTAGGTAACTCCGGCCTGGGATGCGTTCTGGAAGACGTATGTCGCCGAGTTGGCGTCACCGATCTTGCCGTCGAGCATTGGGTAGGTGAACAGGAGTGCCGTCATCAGGTAGGCGGGGTTGGTCGCCGACCTGGCTGCGAGTACAGGCCGTACTTCGACGGTGAATGGTGTCGTCGAGCTGATGAGCGGCTGCAACGTCGCGTGGACTTTCGCGGCTGCGAAGTCCTGGAAGAAGTCGAACGTCGCGGTCGCGTCGCCCAACCCTTTCGCATAGGCGATGTTGAGTGCGCCCATCGCCGTGATGTCGACGTTCGCCCTGCTGTCCGTCAGGCTCACGGATGAGCAGTGGTCGGACAGGTCGACGCCGTTGATGATGACTTGTGCGTTGGTGAGTGTTCCGATCGCCATCTACTTGTTCGCCTCCTTCGCCTGCTTTTTGTCGTGCGCGATCCAGCCGGCGGCGGTGACAGCGAGCTCTTCCTGCGGCTCGAGTTTCAGGTCGACCGTGTCTCCGATCTCGGCTCCATACCGCTGTGCGCCCTCCTCGGACGCGATGACGTACTTAGGCATTGGTGTCTCCTAGGGCTGCGAGAGCTGGACGGCGGCCACGGTCAGAGATGTGACGCCCGAATAGGTGAGGGTGCAGAGGCCCGTGACCGGATCGGCGAACGTGGCCGCGTCGATCGGGCCGATCATCCTGTCGCCGTTCGTCAACGGAACCGTGATCACAGGGCTGGTGATCGCCACGTTCGGCTCGTACGTACGGGCGGCCGGGACGGTGAGTGTGACGGTCAGGTTGCCCGCCGACACGTTCTTGATGTGCAGGAACATCCCGGACCCGCACGCCATCGCATCCCCACCACCTGTTGCGGCTGCGTAGGTGGGTCCGAGGCCGGCCCGGTTGATCACTTGCGTCGTGAGTGTTGCCATTCCTCCTCCTTTAGTTGCCGGCCGCCAGAACTCGGACGGTCCATTCGGCGCCAAGCACAGACGGGCTGCCTGGACGCGTGTAGATGCGGTAGCCGCTACAGGTGAGCGCCGACACGTCGCCGGCGATGCCGCCGAGATAGGTTCTCGGCGAGCCGCCGTCGGGCACCTCGAGCGCCCGTTTGACGGATTGGGCGCCGCTCGGGGCGATGAAAGCATCGAGCGCGACTTGTGCGCCCTGGTCGGCGGTGTCACCGACGAACGCCTGGACGGTGAAATCCCACTGGTCGAGGCCACGCGCTGCGGCGAGGTCATAGGTGATCTGTGCGGGGTAGAGGTGGATCGTCGGCGGCGTCGGCTGGGCGAGCATGTAGGCGCTGACCTGGATGCCGGTAAGGGTGGAGAGGTTGGCCGCCAATGCTTGGCGGATGGTTGTCAGCGTCGCGGTCATTCAGACGAGCGGCCTGTGCCGGTAGAAGCGTTGGAGGAGGCTGGAGACGTCGGGGTCAGTACGAGCGATCCGCATCGCGGCGCCTTCGTCGACGCCAACCGTGACGATCCCAAAGGGTGCCTCCCGGATCCGTCGGAGGAGTTTCGCGGCGAGGATTTCGGTGGCTGCGTAGACGTCGTCGGGGACGAGGGACCAACCGAACTGGCCGACCACCTTCACGGACTGCTCGATGTAGGTGGGGAACCACCGGCCGGACAGGGCTCGGATCGTGATCTGCTCGAACGGCCAGAAGTCCGCGACCGCGTTCAGCGGCTCGAGGACGAAGTCGGTGCCCTGTGTCCATGTCTCGGTGAAACTGCCGGTGCCGCCGCGGTCGATCGTGACGCTCGTCAACACGACAAGATCGTCGATCGGGAGTTTGCGGAGCGATTCGGGCGTGTAGTAGCGGATCTGGTTGGCGTCGGTGTCGAGGTAGAAGCGGCGGCCGGTTGTGTCGTCGACGGCTCGGGACGCGGCGAGGCAGGCGGCGGTGATGTCGGCGTCGGCGTAGGTCTGGCCGGTCAGCGTCAGGGACGCTTTCAGTTGTGTCGCGGTGACGTAACCGACCGGGTTCGCCAACGGTCAGCCCCAGCCCTTCAGTTTCGCCCAGAGGAGGATGCCGGCGATGATCGCGAGCAGGACGTCCGAGATGGTGATGTTCATCATGCGCCTCTCTGCTCGCCGGGTGCCGCGGTCGCCTTCTCGATCGTCGGCCGCTTCTTGAACCGGATGTTGTCGTCGGTGTCAGCGTCGAAGAACTGCTCGCGACCCTTCAGGATCGCTGCGCCCTTCTCGGCACGGTCGCCTTTGCTGACCCAGACCTGTTCTCCGTCGACAACGGCCGCGAACGCCTGGTTCGCGACGTAGATGTCGGCGCCTGTTGCGCGTGGTCTCGCCATCTCTGCTCCTTATCCCTGGGTTCGTTTCGCTGTTCCGCCGGACGTGTAGAGGTTCGTGAACGTCGAGCTCTTCAAGTCGAAGTTGTTGGCGTCGACGAAGATGACGCGCCAGTTGACGGCATTCGCCTCGACGGTGCCTCCGACACCTGTGATCGTCACCCGGTCCTCGTTGCGGAAGGTATGCGCCGTGGCTGTGATGCGGATAAGGCCGGACCCGTTGTTCGCTGCGCCCGTGATCGCCTTGATCAGCCCCTTGCGTTTCACCTGTTGCTGAGCGACCGAGTAGCTGCTCAACCGTTGGCCTCGTCCTGCATCTGCTGGTCCTGTTCGCCAGCGATGATCTTGTGCTGCGCCACTTTGATCCCAGCGGGGATGCGGCTGCCCTGTTGCGTGTTGTAGTCGACCGACGGGCCGCCTTCGACGACGTTCGTCGACGCGTGCGATGCGGGCGGTGGAACCTGGCCGGGTGGTCCTTCGTGCCCCTCGAGACCCTTTTGCGTGGGGCCGTGGCCGGTCGGGATGAGCGTCTGGGAAGGCGCCTGCGATGGTGCGCCGGCGCTGAGCGGCGTCTCCGGAACGCCATATGCGGATGTGCCGCCCGTGTTGGTCGGAGGCTGGATGTTCTTCGTGGTCGCCTTGATCACCTTGACCGGATTCGACGGTGGCATGGACGACCCACCTGGCTTGACGGTTCCTGACATTCGGTGCTCCCTTCGGGATGCTGGGGCGGCCCGAAGACCGCCCCGCCGCATCCTTGGTCTAGGTGGTTCCCGTCATCGCGACGAACGCCGAAGCCGAGAGCACCTTCGAGGTGTTCCTCCACCAGGCGTACACGCCACGCTGCCCGACCGGCTGGTTGCCCTGGCCGGCACCGAACAGGAACGGGATCAGTTCGATGTGTAGCCCGATCCGGTCGAGGATCAGGAAGTAGTTGAAGTCGC